AATTTGCGGAAATTCTTTCCATCCGTAGCATACTCAAACGAATAAAACTCATTGTACGGGGCACAATACAAAATGTGGCATGAGTAGAATGTGTGGTGAACTGCATGAAACCGCCTATACATCGGTCATTGATGGTTGTTGGATGATATGATTTTGGAAAAAACAAAAAGTTCCGTTCGTTCCTTTTTGCTTCCGGTTGCTTCCGCATTGATTCTACTGGTAGCGATAAAAAGAAATCATATTGAGAGGGGCTCAAAAGAATAACGAAGGAAAAGAGGACGGATGCTTCCGATTTTTAGTAAATAAAAAGGCTATGCACGTTGATATTGACAATGCGCATAGCCTTTGTTGATTGGAGGGAGAAAATGCCACAATCAGCCGGAAAACGGCTATTCCTGTTTACTCCTGATTAGATGGGACTGCTTTATTATAGCTCTTTTAGTGGGATATACGCTACCATCAGATAGCCCGGCATTACGTAGCGTATTCAACTTAACTCCTATTTGATCAGAGTCTAACACCGTATATATTGCCGATATACTACCAAAATAGAAGTCTTTTTTCTCAAAAATCAAATGTACATGTATTACTTTCGTCATAATCTATCTATTTTCATATTATACTCACAAAATAAGTGCAAATAGATATTATATGCAAGTATTTACCTCGAAAACTAAATAAATAATAAAGAATTATTTTAGCAAGAAGCCTACAGATTCCTTTTTAATAGTATTCTGTTAATTTATTGTTAAAAACGGGCAAACCCGTACTAACACCCATACAACACCCGCACTATTTATAAAACAAAATGTGAATAACACCCGTCTAACACCCGTATTTTTTGGGGGATTTTTAATATTGAGTTATGACCTATAATATAGATTTTGATATTGAGTTATGACCTATAATACAAAATTACGCATCTACCACCTTTTCTTAATTGGCTGTTTATAAACAAATTAGCCGTAGGATATGCTTGGTTTATTATAAAAGACGGTATAAGACTCATTTTATACTAATGAGGGAACTAATCACTTTATTGAATTGACACTTTTCATTATTTGGGACATTTGATTTTTTAAAATGTCCATATCATCCTCTAGATGATTTACTTTATCATAATAAGTTTCGTTCAAATTCGGCATTTTAGCTGATAAATACCATTCAGCATAAAGTATATGATTTATCTCATTCTCCATCAAATTAAAATTTGGGTAATTGGCTTTATCTACGTTATCAGACATACATGTGATAAATCCATGATTCCGAAAACGGTTTTTGAGCCTTTTTATATATGATCTTCCTTCACGATCACTAATACCATATACATAATGATCCTTTATGTCACCCCATTCACTTCTGTCTAACAGCCTTAAAATAACGTATGAGCTGTCAAGCATGGTGGGTGACATACTCTCACCGCGAACGCGAGCACAATAATAGATACTTCCACGATGAAGCATGTGCGAAGGCAATTTTATGGTATCCATTATCTCAATATTATCAGGGTTATCACACCCACCGCATCCAGCGGCTATAGATATATCTACAATCGGAATAGATACTAAGTCGTCAGACTCCAACCGAGTATTAATTAAAGGTTCTGCCGTAGCAAGTTTATTGTGCTTTAACATCTCACCATTACCAGTTAGAAGCCATTCAAAATTCAAGTCAGGATAAGCAACTAAAATTTTAGCAAGAAACACATCCGATATAGTTGCTTTCATTTTATCACTATCTAACAGCCCCCTTTTTATGCCTAAATCGGCATAAAATTGGGTTTTACTAATATCTTTATAATCAAGATATTGCAATAATCTCTCTTTCGTTGTTACTAAAATCATAGTTAAAAAACTTACTTTTCTACTAAATTCTTCGCAAATCACTTGCTTGGTTACTAAAATCTTCGTAATATTGCAGCATGTTTCTTTGAAACAGCCCCCAAATATACAGAAAATATTAAATATTAGTGATATATGAGACAGAAAATAGAACTAAGTGCTTCAGGGAAAGCAAGCCTTGCTAAAATTTTCGGAGTTAGCATACAGAACATAAGTCAAGCTCTTTTATTCCGTAGAAATAGTGTACAGGCACAGAAAATAAGGGAGTCCGCACTAAAAAATGGTGGAAAACTTCTTGAAATAAAAGAGGTAGAGAGCTCTGAAACCGTGAAGATTCTCAATTCACATGGAGACGTTGAGAAAGTTATAACAATTTAAAAGATTTGAATATGAAACAAATTACGATTCTTCAGAAAGCTTCAATGGCTGTTGGACTATGCTATGGCTTATGGCTGGGAGGGCAAACCAACGAAGCCAACAGGGATACACTTAGCGCATTCATCATTCTTCTTCTAGCTATAATTATTGCATGCTCGTTGGAGAATAAAAAGACGGAAAAGGAAAAAGGTAAAAAATAACAAATTGCAAGAATAGAACTTCCTTTAGGATAACACTATTAATTTGAATTTGCCATGTATACTTCAATGGGTAATGGTACGAAAATTGGGAAGTAGCTACAATTCCGGGGCAGTGCCGGGACTTGCACAAATAGTAATATTAATATAATGGCTGAGATATTTAATAACCGGATTTGCGTGTTTGCGAATGAATTGATCACCTTTAACCCCAAAACGAAAGTGGGGAGTAAGGAAGGATTCATAAATGAAAACACGTACTATAAAATGACAAAGAACGGTCAGCTTATCGTCCTTCGTCGTAGCATTCCCGGATGTCCTGCCTTAGTAGATTTTGAAACAATGAGAAAGGACGTAAAGAAAGAGTACATTGTACGCAAGGGTGATCCACGTGCGGAAATTGCTACTAAAACACAGAAGTCTATACTGGAAGATGCTATTGTCTACGGTAACGCTGCCTATGAGTTTTTCAGTGTGAAATACCGCTATGACGGTGATAAGAAACTCCCGCCTGCGAAGGTTGACGAATATACCCTTAATGTGCGTATAATGAATGCACTCCTGTCCCTTCGCGATGGTCGAAAAGCTAACTCAATAGGTGGCGGAAGTACACGAATCAATGTATGGGAAAGGCTCTGTAAATTGAGCAATGACCTGCTAACATTGAAAGACCCGAACGGGCGTGATATTTTTCCTCATAACTTACCGGGGAACTGGAAGTCTCTGAAGCGTAAATGCGAGCAATATGAAGCAGCAAGACGAATCAGCGAGGAAGAAGGTTATCGCAGTGTCATTCACAAATCGTATGGTAACAAATACGCGGCAGTCGTGATTAATGAGGACGCACAGGCAGTAATGCATAAGTTAATCGGTATGCATAACAATCTGAATAATGTTCAGATCATGGAAGAATATAACAAAGTGGCTTCCCTGATGGATTGGAAACCGATCGACAGTCCTACCACCGTTGAGAACTGGAGACAAAAATTTGCTCTCACAACAATGGCGGGGAACAAGGGAAACAAAGCCCTGAAAAACACACGCATGAAACAGATACACCGTGAAGCCCCGACACAAGCACTTACTTACTGGACGCTGGACGGATGGGACGCGGAACTGTTCTATCAGAAAAAGAGTCCAAAAACGGTAAAGAAAAACGGTGAGGAAAAGAGATATATGTACACTACATATACTAACCGGAAAACGATGGTAGTAGTACTTGATGCCTGTGAAAAATACCCGGTCGGGTACGCCATTGGCGATCATGAATCACCTGCTCTTATTCGTGAAGCATTACGAAACGCAGTTCAACATACTAAGGAACTATTTGGAGAACGCTATAAGCCTTTACAGCTACAAAGCGACAATTATCAAAAGAAGGTGATGGTTCCTTTCTATGAGGCTATGACTAAATACTATACACCAGCCGCGTTGGGAAATGCAAAGTCTAAAATAGTAGAACCCTATTTCAAACACCTGAACGTAGAATACTGCCAAAAGCAAGCGAACTGGTCAGGCTTCGGTATCACTGCCGACAAAGATAATCAGCCCAATTTGGAAGTCTTAAACCAAAATCACAAGTTCATCCCCGACGAAGCCACCGTTATCGGGCAATTAGAGGCTATTATAGCGCAGGAACGGGCAAAGAAGATAGATGCTTACCGCGCTGCATGGGAACGTACCGAAGAAGCCCGTAAAATGCCTTTCGGCATTGAGGAATATTTGATGCTCATGGGGGAAAATACCGGGCGCACAAATAAGATTACTGGTTCAGGGCTATTTATCGAATTCATGGGCGAACGTATCTGCTTCGACAGCTTTGACCTTTCTCTCCGCGACCATTATAATGAGGATTGGTTGGTTCGCTTTGACCCGGATGATATGAGTCAAGTGCTTGTCTCAAACGCAAAACGTCTGAAATCCGGTCGCGTAGACAAAGAGATTGGGACATTACAATACGTACTGCAACGTGATATCAAAGTTCCGATGGCTTTGGCAGATCAGAAACCGGAGCACTTCGAATATCGGACACGGGTAGACAAGTTCAACTATGAAATAGCGGAAACGGTAAAAGAAAAGGTGAAAGACGTAGATAAACGGATTACTACTATTTGTCAGCGTATTCCTGAAATAGCTGCGGCAACAGTCCTTGACCGATACTTGATTACTGACAGTTTAGGGCAGCATAAGGATGTCCGGTCAAAAATGAGGGATGATGCCACAGATGCGGACTTTACGGAAGTAACCCAGCGTATTACCCAGCAAAGCGTAATGGTTTCCACCGGAGATGATGACGATTACGATTATAACCCGCTGGACATGAATTTTTCAAGATGATTTAAAAACAATTTAAAAAGATATATAACATGGAGAATCAAGCATTAAAAACGTACATAGAGAAGTTAATCACTCGCGGATCATCCGCAACAGAGTTAGCGCGGAAATGTGGAATATCAGACACCGCCATGTCTCAATTCAGAAGCGGCAAGTATGGAGCGAATGAAGACTCCATCGCTGAAAAGATTGCTTCCGGTCTTAATTATTACGAGAACGCTTGGAATGTGGTGGAAAACGTTACTAGTTACCAGCAGGTACGTACCGCATTCGTTGCGGCTAAGAAGAACCACAAATGGATGTGTATATCCTCCCGCTCCGGTAGTGGAAAGACGCAATCTCTCATAGACCTTTACAATATGAGTGCTGATAATTCGGTCGTCTACCTGAAATGCCGGAAATGGACTGCACGTAAATTTCTGACCAAACTAGCCGCATGTATGGGGGAAACAGTAACGCGTTATATGGATAACGATGACCTGATGGACTTGATTGTTTCCCACTTTAACCGCATGTCGGGGAAATCTCCTTTGTTAATCCTTGATGATGCCGGGAAATTGGCACACAGTGCCCTCTGTACATTGATTCCGCTATATGACGACACTTTACACCGTATGGGAGCTATTGTAGCCGGAACAGAGACGCTGGAACGCAATATAAAGCGTTATGTCGGGCGTATAGAAGGATATGATGAAATCGACGGTAGATTTTGCCGCAACTATATCACATTGCTGGGAGCTACAAAGAAAGATGTTAAAGCCATTTGTGCGGCAAACGGAATCAACGATACGGAAGAACAGGAGACCATTTGGGGAAAGCTGAACAAAGAGAAAAAAGAGCCTGTACCAGGAAAGTTTGTTTGGTTTACCGATGATTTGCGCGAACTGTCAGGAATGATCGAAGACCGTATTATCAAGCAACAAATCGAACGTGGAGAATTGGCATGAAAGTTTGGAGTCAGAAGAACCTAGAAGACATCCGACATGAATATATTGATTTTGATGGTGAATGGTATCTGGCATTCGGTCGTCCGGAAAGATCCGGCTGCTGGATCATTTACGGAAAGTCGGGACAAGGTAAAAGTTCTTTCGCTCTGCAACTGGCTCGCAAATTTGATGAAATGGGGCTTCGTGTTCTTTATCTGACATTGGAAATGGGCGCGTGTGACGACTTCGTGAACTCCGTGCTTGATGTAGGTATTAGCAGTAAGACAAACAATATAATCTACTCGGACGAAGCCACTATAAATGACTTGGAAGATTATCTGTCTAAGCAGCGCAGCCCGGACGTGATAATGATAGACTCCATACAGTACTTCGAGCAACAGGGAGGAGCGAAAGCCCCTGAAATAATCCGCCTCCGCAAAAAGTTCCCACGAAAGATATTCATATTTATCTCACATGTGGACGGACGAGAGGTGGAAGGGAAAACAGCCTATGAGGTGAAACGGGACAGTTTTAAAAGAATTTACGTAGAACATTTCAAGGCAACATTTATCGGACGTGGCAAAGGGGGGGCACGTGGATATTACATAGTTTGGGCGGAAGGATATCAAAAACATTGGGTTGAAAATATTAAAAATGATAATGATGGAACAGAAGACGAAGAAACCAATCAGTAAAAACCTTATCAAGCGTCTGCATACCATATACAGCGCACAAGGTATTGATGATGAGCAAAAGCGGGCTATCCTGCTAGACCTGACAGACGGACGGACAAATACCACAAAAGAGTTGACATACAGCGAAGCAATGTATCTCTGTGGGTATCTGAACGGTGCGAAAAAAGAAAATCGGGATTTGACTATCACCGAACGGGAAATAAGAAGACGCAGGTCGGCTGTCCTGAAGAGAATGCAGCGGATCGGAATCGATACAACGGACTGGGGGGCTGTGAATGCGTTTTGCCTTGATGCCCGAATAGCGGGAAAGAAGTTCAGGGACCTGGATGGCGAAGAACTGATCCTGCTAGTTCCTAAATTAGAATCAATATTAAAGAAGAAAGAAGATGGCGGATATTAGTGCAGAACAACATCGGATAAACCGGATTAACGGGCTGCTTGATAGGATTCCCGGAGAACTGGATGCTATACATGAGAAACTGTTTGCCGGAAATATGGATCGTAACGAGTTTGCGAAGTTAGTAGACCGGAGATCATCGCTTATCATTGAAGCGGAAAATAAGGAACGAGAACTGAAGGAAGTATATAAAATCAAATTGTAATTAATCATTTAAAACTTAATAATATGGATATTAGTAAATTGTCAAAAGAAGAAAAAGCGGAATTGCTCCGTAAATTGAAGGAAGAGGAAAAGGTCGATTTAATCAGCCGTAAAGAAACCTATGAAGCACTAAGACATCAATTCATGTTCGATGTGGAAAGTAAACTCATGCCAGTAGTGAATAATGTTCAGGGCTTTTATGATTGGATTGTGGGTGAGAGCAAGGCTTTCCGCAACGTAATGCGGGAGTACGGTCAACTTCGTCTCCGTCAGGGTGAAGAAACTGCCACGTTTTCAGTAGTGGATGGAAACTTTAAACTGGAGGTAAAAAGTAATAAAGTGAAAAGTTTTGATGAGCGTGCCGATCTTGCTGCCGAACGACTGATAGATTACCTGAAGAACTATATAAATCATTCAGAAAAAGGGGTCGATGATCCGATGTATCAAATGGCAATGACGCTTCTTGAGCGTAACCGACAGGGTGATTTGGACTATAAATCTATTAGCAAATTATATGAATTGGAATCGCGTTTCGATGAAGAATATGCCTCTATCATGCAACTGTTTAAGGAAAGTAACGTAGTTTATAAAACAGCCACTAACTACTATTTCCATAAACGTGATGAGAACGGAGTATGGCGTCGTATTGAACCTTCATTCTGCAGATTATGATTATAGCAGTTGATTTTGATGGAACTATTAGCCGGGGAAAATTCCCGGCTATTGACGGGGAACAGCCATACGCTGGTGAATCACTCCGAAAATTGCATGATGAAGGACACAAAATCATTATTTGGACATGCCGTACTGGTGATCAGTTATTGAATGCCATCAACTGGCTGTTAGAACGCAAAATACCATTTGACCGTGTGAATGATCATGATCCGAAGAATGTAGCCAAATATGGAGACGGTGGGAAAAAGATATATGCCCATTGTTATATCGATGACAAAAATATCGGAGGCTTTCCCGGATGGTTGCAGTGTGTGGAAGAGATTGAACGTATGGAAGAAGCCTACAAAACTTCTTTAAAAGAAAATGAAACGTCCCCCTATTAAATTCATAATCCAAATAGATGAAGACCGACTCTCGGAACTTATTTATTACTGGAACTACTACGACAAGCCCTGTGACTTACTTTTCTGCAAACCGAAAACACCGGGGTTAGCCGCAGTAATATTGACGGTAGAAAGTGATGAGAGTGCGGACTTCCTATGGAGGGTAAAAGAGAAAACAGGGGCAAAGTTATACCAAAAATAAAGCCAAGTTACAATGAGAAAAGAATACTATAATTACATTGTAAAGATGCCTGCAGTGCTTCATGAAATGTTTCGTCAAAAGGTTTATGACAATCATTTTTCAGACATGAAAACTGTGATGACCCACTTAATAAATTCCTATATCTGTACGTGTGACGGAAAGAAAGTTTCTAGAGCGACACAGCTTGTTCTTTCACACATGAAAAAGAATCCTGATATGGAATTCTTTTTTCGCCACCAAGAGAAGTCCGTTTTTGTTTTTGAAATGGATCACTCTATTATCAGTGGTTTACAGCGTGCAATCGATGTTAGTGGTCTTAACCGAACTAAATTAGCTATACACTTGATATGCTCTTTTATCTCAAGTGCCGACACTACTCTTCAAACACTTTCCGGAGAGATTCTTGTAGGTGCTATTTCCTGCAATCAGGATACATACTTAATCCATACTTATGTGAGCGACTATCAGTATGTATTCCTCAAGGAAACGGCTATGGCTAGAAAAATGAAAATAGAGGGAATGCTCACTGCTGCAGCGGAAATACTTGTAAGGAATGACGCTGATGCGGGCTATTATACACCGGACGTGCTTCAAAATATAGTAGATCGAGTACTCGCTATACAGGGAAGTACGCTAAAGGATTTTCGCAGGCAGAAACTGGTATCTATCCGGACGAACACCATAGGCTGTGACCGTATTCTCCTTTTTATGAGAAAGCATAATATAGCTTCATATAGGGAGTTTCTTCGTCGAGTCGTATTATTCTTTTTAGAAGCACGTTATCTGATTTATAAAAAAGAAATAGATATTCAGGACGATGATTTACCGGAGGACAACACTGAAGACTGGGAAGAAAATCAGTATAAAAGTTATGCTAAAAAAGATTTTGTAAGAAGTATTTATATATAAGCAGGGATGAACGCAAAAGACCAAAGAAAACTGTGTAAAGCAGGGTATATAATCCTGCGTCGTCATGATTATCCCCAGCCACATATCACTTTTAAAAGCGATGTAAATCCGGATAGTTGGAGAAGGTATGGGGATAATTACCCCTCAAAAGCGGAAAGAGACCGGGCTATGAAACGTTTATTGACGGATGCCAAAATAATTGAGGATTAAAACTAAAAATGATATAAAGCATGGAGCGTAAGCATTATAAGATTATAATTAAGGAGATCGGGGCAAATGCCCCTATTGAAACCGAATATTGTGGAATTATTGACCGTAAAGGATTGATAACTTTCTATGGGTTGAACAATTCCGATGTAGAGTGGTATAAAATTGAGGAAATCTCTAAATAATTCAAAGTAAAAGATATGAAGAAAATATATAAATATAGAATCCTATGGTCTATATATTGCATTTGCACTATCCCTGTACTTCCAATTGTTTTAATCGCTTATATATTTGATAGAATTAGCGATTGGATAAGTCATAGGTATGAAGCCGTTAAGAATATAATAATTCAAAAATATAAACCCTCATAACAAAATTAGATATGAATAAAGAAGAAATCATTAAGCAATGTCTATCATTGATAGACGGTTTTGATGGTAGTGATATCGAGTACCTTGAATTACTTCATGAACTGACAGATGAATGTGAGATAAGGATAGAAGGAAAAGAAATGGAATTGGGTAAAAAATAAAGATATGAATAATGAATTTATTGACGGTATTTGGTTTGCCGTTCAGCATATTGTAGTAGTCAGAGATATGCCTGTTGTCGCAGCAGGAATAATTAAGGAATCAAATCTTTCAATGGATGATTGTAAAGCTGCACAAAAAAGGAGTGGTTCTTTCGACAAGCAGATGAGAAAGTTTATTAAAACTGAATTAGAGTAAAACAAATAAAATATGAGCAAAATTGAAGAAGCCTTCAAAGGCTTAGGAAGAACAGAGAAGGCGAAGTTTATTTCGCAAAATATTGATTATGCAAATGCTGATGCAGTTGCTAAGTATGTAAGTGGCTATCTTTTCGATGTCCTTAATGATGTCGGAGATGATGAATATGTAGCACAGTATCTTAGAGAAAAGGGATATGAAGTAACAAAACAAGAATAATCCTCAAATCAAGAAAAAAGAAGAACTATAAAAAACGTGCGGGAAGAATACTTTCCCGCACGTTTTTTATATCCTTAAAAAGCATTTAAAGCCGTTTATCATAGCTTGAGTAATTTTCCACTTGTGGTATTTTCCGTATATACCCAATTTCAATGTTATCCAAGCAACGTACCAGCGTCCTTTCCATAGCGGGCAGAATATCACGCTCGTAAAAATCACGCGGACGGGCTGAATAGTCTATTTTGATTATTTCCTGCTCGCATATATCACCCGTGTCAAGTCCATTATCTGCCCAAAACCATGTCGCGGCAGTGATTGGTTCTTGTCGTTTATAAGCCCATTTGATTGAAGACGCGCCACGTCCATACGGCAGTGGTGACGGGTGAAATATCAATGTCCCGTAAAGCGGTTCTTTCAACGCTTCCACCGACACCTTTTCCGTCAGAAGCGGGGCAATGGCTAGATCATACACTCCAGTGCTTTCGTTCCAAACGCGGTGACCTTTCTCGCGTACACAGGCTTCCGCTATTTTGTAAGCCTGTGAGTCCTTATTTCCTAATATCTTGATTATCATATTCACCTACATATTTGAATGCTTGTACTGCCCGAAAATGCCCGCCGAACCCGGTAGAGCAACGGTCTGTTATCCCTCTCTTTTGCATGGAACGCGCCATTGAACTTGCACTTCTCGCCTTATTCGAACCATAAAGGCTGGCTCCCGTTTGTACCCATTTCTTCGAGTGCCGCAAAGCTCCGCATAATTGGGGATGTGAAGTGTGAAAAAACACAGGTAGCTTTTTCCCGCAACGTCCATTCCCCTTCAGATGATATTCGCATACTGCAGCTAAGAATTTAGTGCCAACTCCGATGCCTTGCCATTCGGGCATGACCACCAAGCGGGTTGAGCGATATGCGCCAGCTGTGAAAAGGGGGGCTACTGCCAAATGACAGACAGGCTCGTTCCCAATGAAACCTACGAAATATTCCGCAGCAACGGGCAACGGCAAGTCTAAATAATAATGCTGTTTAAACAGTCTTGGGAATACACTTCCCCTGACTTTATAAATTTGAAGTTCGAGTTTTGGACGTTGCCGAAGACAGTCACGCTCGTAAAAGCGTGCCTCCGCAGTATCGTACACCCAATCCGGCTGCAACCATTCAATAATATCATAATGACAGGACAGAAGGACAATCTTACCTTTGCCACGTCTCCAAGTTTTTGAGAATGCTGCCGCACCCACTTTCGCGATCTGACGATCAATCACGGACGTAAATTCATCAACGACTGCACGCTCCGGACGTTCGCAAGCCAGGCGAGCTAAACCAGCGCGGAATTTCTCACCATTCGACAGTACATTGAAAGGTCTTAACCATGCCGGAACATCACCCAAACCTACAGCCGAAAGCATTCCAGTGACTGTATTAAAATCCCCGTCCGGAGCGATGCAGTCAATAATAGGTTTATTGCTGTCCCAACCGGAGTAAAGGTCATAAATCGGCTCGTTAAAGATTTTGCTTCCGATACTGGTTTTTCCACTTCCTGACGGTCCGACAATCAAACCTATTTGCCATTCCTTGTCCTCGATGGGCAATTCAGCTACCTTTTCCCAATCACAGCCTTTTTCCGCATTGAAAAGGCTCTTTACCCTTGCAGCGCGATAGCTGTCAAAATCGCTGCAATGGTGTCGTACTTCTACTCTCATACACTTACTACCTTTAAAGTTAAACCTTCAGCTTTCAGGCGTTCATAAATAGCCTGCTGTTCTTTTTCATCTGTGCAAATGACGATAACGCCATATTGCGGTTTATACGTATATTTTCCCATAACTAATAATTTTGAGTTTGGGACAAAAGTACTCCGGGGCTGTCAATCCGGCACGATACATGAAGTTGTTTACACTGCAAACGTTTTGCAGTCACTTTGGAAACGCTTGATAAGACTATATACCTTTCTCTCACTGACTAGATACTTATCAGATAATACTGCGACTATATAAGACACTTTCTCGCCATGTCCTAACAGCTTCATATAATCCGCATATAGATCGATATAGCGACAATCCTCAAGCCGTATTCCGGCATCCTGCAATTTTTTAAGGAGCTCCCGATTAAAGTTTAGTATCTCTATGACCTTCATAATACAAATTTGATTATCTTTGCAATGCCAATCACATAAAGCAAAAATGCGAGTAGACGCAGCAAGGGTCTTTGCCCCCGGCTGTGCGTCTACTCGCATTTTGTTAGTATGTGATTGGCGTCTTTACTAACAGGCTGGGGGCTTTTTATAGCCTTTCCCCCGCAGGCTTATATTCAATTTTGACAAATCATTGGAAATCCGTATATTTGCGCTATAATAATGCTTGTTTATGCGGAATCCTGAAATGACCAAAATACGTGACCGGAAGATGGTGGAGACTTTCTACCTTCTTTATGATAAAAAGCGCATCCGCTTAGAGGATGTTCTTTTGCGTATGAGTCATGACCTGTTCTTCCTTGATCAGAACTACATCTATAAACGAATCTTTTATATATCGGAGAATTTATCATATTACGAACAATTAAAAGAGGGCAAAAAGCCTGATTCAAAAAAGGACGATATAAGTCAACTAAGCCTTAGTTTTTAGGCGTTGTATCATAGATGATACAACGGTTCTTCGTCTTCCGCTTTCTCCGGTAAGCCCCCATTGCTAATTTTCATTTCACGGTCTTTCATATTGGCATGGCTTGTAAGTTCCATTGTGGTATAATCCATAATTTCACAATCAAAGCTGATCCGGTACAAGTTTCCTGCACCCCCCGACTCTTCCCGTCCGACATGGGTACGTCGGAGCGTGCCGAAGTTCTTTCCCGATTTCCCGTGTAGCATCATCCCCAGCAATGTCAACAGATCAAGGAAGGACAACGCCTCTTCCTGCATTGCCGCACCTTCACAGGTATCGGAAAAGGTTTCGTAAAATAGGCGGAAATCAATCTGTGTGTGAAGTCGTTGAACGAGTAACCCTTCGTCCTCGATGCCCAGTGTATTAAATTCAATGAATACAGCCGGAGACGGGAACGGGTGCTCCTCATCGAGGAAACTGACCTGCTCATGCCACATGTCAATATGTTCAATCTCTGGTGTATTTTCCATCCGTTCCCTTAGCTCGGAATACTCATCCGGGATAGATGCCAGGAACTCATTTTTGCCCCGGATTATTTCAACCAGTTCTTTGTAACAGTCTGTCCAAATCATAATTATATTGATTAAATATTTGAGAATCGTTTGTCAATCTCCGATGTTATCCATGCGTCCAGCTGCTTCATAAATGTGGCAGATTCACCCATGTACTGACGTTTTGGAATCCTTATTTTACTGCCCACCTTTTTGAGTGCCATACCTTTGTAAAAGGAAGCCATTGTAGACAGCCGCGCATTGGCTTTATTTTGCCGTAATTCACCGTTTTTCTTCTTTTGCATAGTTCCGGTCGATTTCATATACAAAAACCAAAAATAACGCTTCATTCGCTCCGTTACGACAATATACCCGCCTTCATTGTGAATCTTGGCATACGCCAGCGGGTCAGTCTGAAAAGTAATGCGGTCTATCCCTCGACTGACTGCATGGATACTGTCGCGAAGTTTTCCGCTTTGTATCAATACACCGCGATCCGAACCAATAGTGAGCGATCTCTTTGCCCACGGTGTCAGTGATGTGTCAAGAAACCCCTGCCTGCGAAAATTCTGCTTGAAGAAGTTCACACCCGCAACTTTCGCATAGCGGTGCGCATCTTCTACCAGCGTGGATAATTCTTTGAAAAAATCAGGTAATTCAGTCCTTTCCATTTGTATTTCAAAATAAAATTGTATATTTGCAATGTTCGCGGCTATAACAGGTCAAGAACTCCCTTCAGGAGTGTCAGTTTCGGCTGTCACTCCTGAAGTTCTTTTAAGAGCTTGGTAACCTTTCCGGCTTTCACGTCTTTCCACGATACCTTCACAGCCTTTCCACCATAAATGAATATCATCTGCTGCCCGGAGAACTTGTCCCCATATAGCTTGTATATCCCATTCAGCTTGTTCTGTACCATTTCCGGCTTGAGACTTTCAAATGCATCAAGGTTAAAAACCGTGTACTCACATTGCTGTTTACGTGAACTGTCCAGCCCGTTTTTGATACCGCCTAGTCCCTGAATGTTCTTCAGGTCTGCCAGCTTTTCGTTAATCAAATATTCCGGGTTCTTTACCCCGTCCTCGTTGATGTGCGGGCGGATTTTAACTTTCATCTTTAGCTCCTTTGAAATCACCCGTGCGCTTTCGACATTTTTCACCAAGTCTTTCGGATCGGCAAAGTCGCTGATTAGTACTTTCGACTCCGGATCGTTGTGATAAGGAGCGTATAATTTGCTTCTTTCCGTCTCTTTCCTGATTTTTTCCAAGTGTTCGTCAGGCATTGAAAAATACGGGTGAGCGACAGTGAATATTTCACCGGATTGCCCTACATTATTTGCAAAGGCATCCGGTATCGTCACGACAGGGGTGGCAGGGGTTTCAGGCTCATCCGTTTGCTCGACATAACACCTGCACCGATACCCGTTGGGCGGGTAGTTCTGCAGCCAAAACGAGTCGTTAATAGGTTTTACGACGCCATCCAGTACTCTATGTGACTCTCGTACCCTTTCATCCCCCGCAGTTACATATTTCAGGTTAGGCATGATATCCGCGTTCGCTTTGAACTCCTGCCATTCACTGGCGCGTCTGCCACTTGTTTCTGCCGTTTCAAATTCCGTCCGAAGATAGGTTTCATTATAATCCTTATTGATCGCCAGTGCTTTCTCCCGGAAATCCTTATAAGATAGCTTTTTGCCTTTTTCGTCGTAAAGAGCGTCATTCATTTCCTTAATTTCCTGATACGTCTTCGCTCCGGAGAACTTGAACAAGTTGTCACGTATCCGCTGAGGTTCTTCCGCCTGTTCCGGATCATCATAGTCATCTTTCCCCCATCCTTCAGCCGCCTTCTTATTCAGTTCCTCGTATGTCTTCCTGAATAATTCCTCGTCGATATCTCCTGTTTTGACCTTGCGCTCATAAACTTGTTTCATCACCCTGCCGATGATGCCGCTGAAATCATACTCCCCGGCTTCCATGACGGGTGACGTTACCGCTTCATCATCCGGTTCGGTCTTTTTTTTTTGAGGGTCTGTTTTGGGCTGATTCGGCAGTGATCCTCCCTGCTGTTCGCTTCCGGGATTTTTCTTTTGACCAATGATCGGAAGTCCCGTTTTCTTTGCGACCTCTTCGTGGTCAAATTCAAAGGTATAAGCCAGCTTGTTAATCGCTTCGATATATTCGGTGATAGACAAACTTTCCGTATCGTCCCACTTTAATTTCAGCCTTTCAAGCGGTTTATAAACAGGGCTTATCTTTACCAGTTTAGGGATAATAATATAGTTGAAATAGAACTGGAAAAGCATCTTATCATATTCGTGCCGTGACTTTTCAACACGTTCATGTACTTCTGCCGTTCCTTCCCATGCTCCATTCTCTGTCGTTCCCGTCTGACCTAACAAGCGTTTACTTATTTGATTGTCACACCGTTCTTCTAACGGTAAGTACGCATTTACCGCGTTTCCTCCGGACTCCTTGCCGTATTCGACCTTTTCGTTTCCACTAAGTACAGCAAAGAAATTGTTTCGGAAATCCTGCATCATTTCAAACAACTCATCCAACCGCTTTTTATCCTGCCTATCTGAAGTAACAAATACAGGCGGAATACCATACTTCTCGATGTGGTTCATCCATGATCCGAGTCCCAACTTCTTAGCAAGAATAATGATTGCCAGTTCATTGAGCATTCCCAAAGACCACGCATTTCCGAACTGGACATAATACGGTTCAAGTGCACCGTCTTTATATGACCATCCGGTTTTGTCCGACTCTTCTTTGACAATAATCATCTGTTGCGGGATATAATTAGACATCGGAACTTCTTCCACATGGCTAATTTCCAAATTTTCATCAAGGTGGGAAATGTCGGCAAGTGATACCCCCTGCATCTGGTGTAAAAAACATATCCGGATTAATTGGTGATACCACGGACGATCCAGCAGTTTCTTCGCTTCCTCGTCCTCATTGTCATTATCATCAACAAGATTAAATTCTGCCTGCTGTACAGGTAGTACACGATTGTCTATTGTTGTCTGTAGATGTTCGTCATTATACAACGATTGATAGAACCGATATAGCAAACCACGTCGCGGATCATCCGGATCGGTTGCCGAAGTTACTGCCATGACCCAGTCATCAATGGTCTTTTCCCGATAGACGATAGCCTGTCTTTTATAAGCAGCACCTGACGAAGATTGCGCCCCACTGCTATCCATCCGAAAATAATACTCATTAAGTACATTCTTCAGGTTCATTCGACGAATCGCTTTTTGCTGAAACCAGTTGAAAATTTCTCTTAACTTCTTGTACATAACATACCTTTTAAAAGCGGTTTAAAAACTGTTTATAAGAACCACCCGCTATTCCGGGTGTGACCAAATAGAATGGGAGATTCAACATTGCCTTCTTCATCCGTTATCAAAGGGATTTCGGGGGGTAATGACATGATCCCGTCACGTAACTTGGAAAGTATAAGGTCAGCCCAGTCGTTCATGTCTGATAACGGGTTATTCCCCGTTTTGCGGGCTGCGTTCCGGCTTACTGCACGAAAGGCTGTAATACAGGCTATTACCCGGACTAATAAACCCGTCCGAATCGGAGGATCACCGAATACCTTTTCCACGTCATAACGACCGCTTATGTAGGCGGATACTTCACTGATGACAAGGTCTTCAATCCCATTCAGGACTTCTTCATCTTTTTCGATACTTTCAACCAGCAACCGATTCTGTATGACGGTTGTCAAGTCATCCATATTGATATACTTCATAGTTACCATGCATATTTACGTTTATACCTTCCTGCCTTCCACGGTCGTGTCACAGGTTCATCTTCTGATGGTGGGGTGTCAGTATATATCTCCAGCTTTTTCACCGCCTGTTCGTCGGCATCCGGACTGTCGTCATGTTCCGTCATCCCCGGTTCAACGGCAAATAATTGCTTCAACCCGACAGCAATGTCAGGACTCGCTTTTAAAAGCTCATTGATATACATTCGTCCGTTCTGATAATAAGGATGCATGGAAAGCATACGAAGCAATTTATTCATCGTTTTCGGTGTCTGAACCGGAACGAGGTTAAGTTCAACGCCTGTTTCCGCTTCCGCTTCCTGTATATTGCGTTTAACTTCGTCATTCCAAAACTGGCTCTCATACTGCCAAAAACAAATGATATCCTTTGCCCTAAATTCCGCCTGTTTCATACACATCCAAAGAACGCAGAGTTTCATTTTTGACTGCTTTACAAAACCGTCAATCAGCCAAAAATCATTTTTGTGTCGTCCCCAAATCTTACAGGCATTAAAGTCACTTGTATCTGTCCCAGCATAGGCGATATCCCAATGCGCTACGATCGCATTCATTGTATGTAAGTCAGGGAGCTTTCCATATTTTATCATTTCCGGCATGAATATTTTACCCTTGACAAGTGGGACATGGTTATACTCCGCATGTGCCGCGAGAATACCCATGTCCTTTTCCTGCTGTCGATAGAACTGTGCAGAATACATCGATTTCCATGCAGGTTCATACGTTACCGGGTCGTAAGCTTTCACCAAATGCCAGTCCCAATCAGGATGCCGTTTCTTTAATATGGTTTGCACCATTCTTGATGCAAAACGGTTGTTAGCACCTATTAGACGTCTGCGCTTTCCCGTCATGGTTGCCAGTACATCTGCTTCTATCCAGTCAGCATAATCGTCCTGAATACGTCCATTCTTGATGGTCTGTGGTGTCTCCAAGTCGTCAACCACCCACAAGTCAGGACGGTGTGCACCCTTACGAAGCCCGCGAACCTTTTGCTTTGCACCGAATGCCTTGCAGATAAACCCGTTCATCGTTACGAAGTTTCCCTTCTCCCAATATCCGGGATTATACTGTTCGCCAAAATCATGCTTCAGTAACTCGTTTGCTTCAAACTCCGCACGTATATCTTCCAACAGGTCACACGCTCGGTCAAACGTATCGGAAACGATACACATATAATGCGTCTCGCCATTGATCCATAACCATAAAGGAATAATCACGTCGTTCCATACCGATTTTGCAAGTCCGCGTCCCCATTCCGCATAGCCTTTGTAAATAGGATCGTTCATTACCTTGTTGGCATGCGCGATTTGAAAGTCCGCACAGTCTGCGGTTGCATAATGGGGAAGATAAGTTTCGACAAGGTATTTGACATCACTTTTTGCACGCTGTATGCGGTTCATCCGAACTGTCAGTGATTCGTCCGGATCAATCAAGTTGCCTGTGCACCGCGCACGCTTTAGCTTCTCCTGATACTCTTTGAGGGCTTTGCTATCTTCGACTTTCATTATCCCAACATTTTTGCGGCTTCATAAAGGTGGTTCTCCTGAAAGTCCAGTGTTTTGAAGTAAAGTTCGGCATTGTATGCCTTCATCGCATCGAATATCCTGCCCATTACATCAATGTATATAGCCAGCGTTATCCGGTTCTTTTTATCCACCTCTTTGAGCTGGTTTCCCCATTGCGCTACACTGTTGTCCAGTCCTGCCGCCTGTTTCCGTAACTCCAGCACCTTATCACTATCACCTTCTGCAATAGCTTCGTCAATCATGCGCAATAGTTCCAGTTTTTGATCCGCAAGAATGTTGATGATTTGTTTCAGGTTGTCCCCTTGCTTCTTTGATGAAATGACGGACGCTTGGCGTTCTTTTTTCCAAAGTGCGTCATTCTCATTGATCCAATTTGATACAGACCTTTCCGACACGTTGATACGTTCGGAAATCTCCTTGCACATCATTCCATCCCTTACATAAAGGTCGTGCGCTTCCTTCTTTAATTTACGGTAGTACTCTTTGCTTGGCATATCGCTTCCTTTCTTTTACGCAAGCAAAGGTCAGATTTCAACACCACCTGTGGAAAATGGCTTTTCATGTTGGAACGTATTCTTTCCAAGTTGGAAAAAATACGTCCTTGTTAACACTGTTTTTTTTCCAAGATGAAAACGCTTTTTCCGTACCCGCCTTTCCTTTCTCAATTTTGCAGCATGAAATTTTAAATATCGCGAAAATGAATCTGACTGCAACAGCGGAAAACGGACGTGCCCGGATTGAACTCAAAGGCACGATATCAAAATGGAGGGAGACGGAAGCGGAATTCACTTCTAAGGTTGAGCAACTGATAAAATCAGGAATCAAAGACGTGCACATCTATATCAATTCTCCCGGTGGTGAATGCTTCGAAGCTAATGAGATCGTGAACGTGATCAAGAGGTTTCCCGGCAAAATTACAGGTGAAGGTGGTGCACTGGTAGCTAGTGCGGCAACATACGTCGCTATTAACTGTACATCATTTTCCATGCCCGCTAACGGACTTTTTATGATTCACCAAGTCAGCGGGGGCGCATGCGGAAAAGTCGCTGATATTGAGTCTACGTTGGAGGTCATGCGCAAGCTGAATGACCACTACCTGAACGCTTTCCTTTCCAAGTGTACCGACAAGAAAAAAATCAAAGACGCATGGGATAAAGGCGACTACTGGATGAGCGCACAGGAAGCAAAGGAAAACGGCTTTGTGACGGAAGTAACAAGCAAGGCAAAGGTGGATAAGGCTACGGCACAAATGATTACCAATTGCGGCTATACAGGTGAAATTGAGATTACTGACTCTATTAATAACGAAAAATCAAAAAATGACATGGATTTAACAATGTTGACTTCCCGCTTCGGAATGGACGCAAGCTCCACGGAAGCACAATTTATCGCGCAGGTAGACGTGTGGAAACGCAAGGCAGACCGCGTTGATATGCTCGAAAGACAAGAAGAGGAACGCAAGGAACAGGAGATCGAAAACGTCCTGAACAAAGCTATCAAGGAAAAAAGAATCACTGCTGACGTGCGCGAAGATTGGAAAGCGAACCTGACCAGCAACTTCGATACCGCAAAGAAGCTGCTTGATGCCATCAAGCCTGTGGAAATGCCGGAAATTCACGCTCCTAATCTGACAGATACCACAAACAAAAAGTTCGAAGACCTTCAAAACGATCCGGAGGCTTTGAAAAATATCATGGAAAAAAATCCGGCTGAATACGAACGTCTTTTGAACGACTACGTAAAGCGTAACGGAAAATAAAATACTAACCATTTAAAAAAAAGAATATGGCACAACCAGTAGACGGTTTTTATTTGAACAAGTACGTCGATCCTCAACTATTGATCGAACGTCGCAATTACAGAGCGGACTTCATGCAAGTTTTAGGTTCTGTTCCTGCCGGAGCTTTAGCTGCAGATGGCATACGCAGAAATAAACTGATTAACAATGTCGGTTTCCGCGTAAATAATACAGAGGAATTCACTCCCAAAGCTATGACAGGACAAAATATCATAGTTCCCTGGGAGGTTTACGACACAGAACCGACATCATGTACAGATGACGAAATCCGTTACCTTGCATTTGACAAACGGGCGTCTATTCGTGTGAAACATAACGAAGCCTTCCAAGTCGGTATTCGTAACCACGTATTACATAAACTCGCTCCGGAAGATGATACGAAGGAAGAAATGCCCGTCATCCGAACAACAGGCGAAAGGGACATTAACGGACGTTTGAGATTGTCTTACAAAGATTTAGTCGATTTTGCAACGCTTGTAAAGACATGGAATCTCCCCATTACCGATGCCCTGTATGTGGTGCTTTCCCCACTGCACATGGGTGATTTGTTGCTCGATAAAGATGCATCTAAATATTTCTATGATCGTACATTCTACATTGACCCGGTAACTATGAAGCCAAAGGGTTTCATGGGGCTTAAATTCTTCGAAAACAACGACTGCCCATTCTACAATGCGGATACAGCGAAAAAAGTAAAAGAAGGAGCGAAGGCTTCTGCCGACACAGATTTTCAAGCAAGCACCTTCTTTTATGCTCCGAATACGTATTATCACCTAGAAAGCGTAAAATCATTGTATAAGTCGGAAATACCAGACACGCGTAGTGCAAGTCCTACGTCTGAATACCGTACTCAAACATACGGTATCGTTGACCGGATCGAAGACTTTGGTATTGGTGCAATCTTATCGGGTAAATCTGTATAACAACAATTGTCATGGGAAATTTTACAGGAGTATTAATCAATAAAGTAAATGGCGGGCTGGTACGGGATACCGATACCAGCGACCGCGTCATTTTGCTCGTGGTCGGTGGTTCGGAAATCGGAAAGCTTGAGTATTACAAGCCGGAAGCCCTGAACGATATCACCGATTTGGAAGCGTTGGGATGGGACGATACTATCGACCTTGAGAACAAGGAACTGGTGCATTATCATACCAGCGAAGTCTTCCGCCTGTCTCCGGAACGTTCACTGTATCTTATGCTAGTTCCGAAGTCTGAAAAGGTGTCAAGCCTGCTGACGAAAGAAGACTTTGTCAATGCGGTGCGTACCATCAACGGAGTAAATACCATTGGCATCTGCTCACTGACTGCAGACGAGACAATCACGGTAGCCGTACAAGAGACACAGAAGATGGTCAATAAATTCAGGGAAGACCACCTGTATATCGATGCGGTGATATTGGAGGGTGTCGGCAAATATATCAATTCCATTGCCGACGCTGTCGATCTTCGAAAACTGGATTCTGAAAATGTCTCTGTCGTAATTGCGCAAGATCCGGCACAGGCTGCAAAGGACGAAGCGTACAGGGCACATGCTGCCGTCGGCAGCGCACTCGGAATGTTATCTGTCCGCTATGTACATGAAAACATGGGCAGCGTCGATATTGAAAACCACCCACGGACAGCAAAGGGAACAAAGGACTATCCATTGACTAACAAACTGAACGGGCTTTGGCTGGACGCGGCTTTGAGCAATGGCAAACCCTTCTCGCAGTTGAGTGTATCCGACCAGAAAAATCTGACAGGCAAAGGGTATAACTTTGTCGGTAGTTTTCAAGGGTATGCCGGGTTCTTCTTCAGCAATTCATGTACTTGTACGGAAGCCGACAGCGACTATGCTTACATAGAATATAACGCTGTTTGGAACAAGGCTGCACGCATCATCCGCAATACCTTGTTACCACGTATAAGAAGCAAGGTGAAGGCTGATCCGTCAACCGGATATATCAGTAATACCACGATCAGCAGCTGGGACGCGCTTGCCAAATCCGCACTGGAAAGCATGGTCAATTCGGAGGATATTGCGGACTTCGATATTTACATCAACCCCAAACAGATGGCTGTCAGCGACAAGCCTTTTAATATCAAGGTGAGACTGGTTGCGGACGGTATTGTACATGAGTTTGAGATTGATTTGGGTTTCACAAATAAAATCTGAAAATATGGGATTGTTAGGAACATTAATCAACAAATTCGGAAAAATAGCCGGATGGAACAGCGTCAAGGTTGTCATGCTCGGTCGTCAGGTAGAAGGTATTACAGCCCTTTCCTACAAGGACAGCAAAGAGAAAGAGAACATTTACGGTGCTGGTGAATTTCCCGTCGGTCGCGGTGAGGGGAATTATAAGGCTGAAGCATCGATCACCCTTCTGAAAGAAGAGGTGAACGCCTTGCAGTTAGCACTCGGTTTCGGAAAGCGTCTCACGGATATAGAACCATTTGATATTCCGGTCATGTATGAGTATAAAGGACTTATTGTAAAAGACGTAATCCGGAACGTCGAATTTGTAGACAATGGCGTAGACGTAAAGCAGGGTGATAAAAGCATTGCTACACAATTCACCCTTCTTCCCAGCCACATCGACTGGAACGTAGCAATGTAGTTTAATAACCGTTTAAAAGACTTTTAAAAATGGAAGATAAGAAAATCAAGGCTGGAAAGCCTTACGAGGAACTGACAGCGGAAGAAAAGGCTCTAATCGTTGACTTCAAGGAAGAAGAGCACGCAGAACTGAAAACGAAATACGGGAAACGACTGAAACATGTCACCGTGCAGGTGGATGAAGACGAACGTTATGACTACCTGATTGTCCGTCCGAGCAAAAACATCTTGTTGGCAATGGCGAAGAAAAAGGACGACCTTGAAGAAGCGAATGACATCCTGATCCGGAACTGCGTGGCAGCTGGTAATATGAAAGCGTTGGACGATTCTGCCGTCTATACTTCAGTTCTGACCGCCATTGGGCAGTTAATCGCTGGTCAGGCGGCTTTTATCAGCAAAGCATAGAGGAATATTCAAAATCGTTCAGTCTTGTCGAGGGAATAGACGCCATTCTGAAAAAAGTATATGGCGTCGACGTTCCGGGCAAACTGGACGAAGATGAATGGCTCAGGCTCTATGCCGAATACCGCATGTTGCGGAAAACTGAGTTGGAAGAATTTGAAATAGTGGTGCATAATGCAGTCGCTAAAGTAGTAAACCGATTATTCTCAAAAGACAATGCAAGTGACTCAATGGATATTGGAACTGGTTGACAGGATCACCTCTCCGTTACATGCCGCGACCGATGCTGCCGAAGAAGCTACACGGGTAATCGACGACACGGAAGAAGTGGTCGACCGTCTTGGAGAAACATCGGGGAAAGCAGCCGGGAAACTGGAAGGGCTGGGAAAAGGAATGTTCTTTCTCAACCAGTTAAAGGAAGGTGTCGACAATATCCGTGATTCCTTTAACGACGCTATTGAACCGGGTATCCGTTTTGAAACAGCCGTTGCTGAAATGTCCGGTATCACCAATATGGAAGGCAAAGAACTGGATGCCCTTGCTGACAAAGCCCGGAACACGGCAAAAGTATTCGGTGTCGATGCGGCAAACGCAATGGGTGTTTACAAGGACTTGCTTTCAAAAATTACTCCGGAACTAAAAAAAGCACCGGACGCGTTGGAAATCATGTCGAATAACGTAATGACGCTTAGTAAGACGATGCAGAACGATGTTCCCGGAGCGTCTGCCGCCATGTCCACCGCCATGAACCAGTATAAGGTTTCGCTCGACGATCCGATGAAAGCCGCACAAACCATGACGGACTATATGAACATCATGGCGGCTGGAACTGTCGAAGGTTCTGCCGAAATCAAGGAAGTCGCGGAAGCCCTGAAACAAACGGGTAATGTTGCAAGAACATTCGGTGTTGAATTTGCTGAAACGAACTCTGCAATCCAGTTGCTTGATAAATCAGGGAAAAAAGGTTCTGAAGGCGGTATTGCCTTGCGTAATACGATAGTCAAATTACAGGCTCCGACTACGGACGCGGTTAAACAGTTAAAAGCTGCCGGGGTCAGTATTGAAACGATGCAAAACCAGTCCCTTTCACTGACTGACCGCCTGCGTGCCCTGACTCCGGTCATGCACAACGCGACAATCATGTCCGCCTTGTTCGGGGGTGAAAACCTAGCTTCAGCGATGGCTTTAATTGATGGCGTAGACCAAATCGATACATGGACGGAAGCGATACAGGGTTCTACTTCAGCAGTCGATATGGCAGGCAAACAAATGGATACCTATGCCGAAAAGCAGAAACGCATGCAAGCGTTTATTGATGACCTGAAAATCAGCTTCTTTGAATTTGTAGAACCTATTGCGCCAGTTCTTGAAGTGCTGGGAGTCCTTGTCGGGGCATTGGTGACGCTCGGAACTGTCGCATGGTCTATCGGACAGATCATGACTCTAGTCTCTATCAAATCATCAATTGCATGGCTGGCGGGGATGGCTAAAATGGTCGTATCAACAGTTACTTCTTCGGCTCTCATATCCACCGCTATTTACAGTATTCCGATTATTGGATGGATAGCACTTGCAATCACTGCCATTACAGCACTGGTCGCTTTTCTCTGGAATAAGTTTGCAGGAGTACGCGCCTTCTTCTATGCCTTGTGGAACTTTATAAAAGTAATCTTCACGGAATACTATAAGTTCATTTTTAACGTGATGAAAGCCATTGTCGATGTCATAAACCCCGCAAACTGGTTCGATGATGATTTCCATTTCAGCGATGTGTGGGACAGGTTATCACAGCAAGCGCTTGAAGGGGGTAAAAAGGTTGGCAACGCATTTTCAGACGGCTGGAAAGAAGGCATGGCAGACTGGGAAAAGTCACACCCTAAAGACGGAGAAAAAAAGGGGGACGCCAGTTTTAACCTGAATTCCCCTTTGTCTCCAGTCAACGGGCAAACCGTACTGGCAACTGGAGGGACAAAGGCAACCGATGAGAAGACCGGACTTGGCGGGAAAGGCGGAAGCAGCGTAAAAAACATCACCATGAACGTGACATTCAATAATAATTTCCGTGTTGCGGGTGGTGCGAATGTACGGGAAATTGCAGATAAAGTAAAACGGGAAATTTTAGCGGTGATAACCGATACAATACCAGCAATAGGATAAAGTTATGACAGGAAATACAGCGTTAAATATTGGTGCATTGTTCACGGAAGTTTTCGGAATCTCATCCCCGATTTATCTTCCGTGGGGACGCACCCTGCAGGATTACGATCCGGGACAATATACCGGAGTGACAACCATTCCGGATGCCGATGCCGAAGCGTATAGCTGGATGGGGACTCCGGTAATCGGAACGTTTACCCTTGACGGAAACAAGCAATACAGCACCTATAATCCGGACGGGTCACGCGGTACGATGAACATGGCTAGTTTTCCGATGCCCTATGCAACTATCGTTGATTTTTCACGCTCCATGAACTGCTCGAAGACTAAAGTTTTGGGCGTTCACGGGACTGTGAAAGAAATCTACGGGCTTGATGACTGGAAAATCAACATCCGGGGATTTTGCATAGCCGATAAAAGCCGGGACGGTTACAAGACGGTAGCCGAACAGGTGAACGCTCTTAATAAGTTCCGCAAAGTGACGGAAGCGATCGGAGTGACGGGAAGTATCTTCAATAACAAGGATATTTATTCTATTGTCATTGATAACCTTTCGTTCAACCCGATTCAGGGAAACAGCAGCGTAGTCCCCTTCACGATAGAGGCGACAAGTGACAACCCTTACGAATTGACATTATGAGCTATATGATGTGCAGCCGGATCATATTTCCGGCAAACGAAAAACGCGAGGAACTGGTCATTCATGCGATATCGTCGGTTCATATCGAAAGCTCATGGAAGATGTTGACGGATTCGGCTGAAATGATACTTCCCAGGCGTATCAAATACTTTGCAGGAAAAGACCTGAAGGAAATGCTGTCTGCCGGGGATCAGGTGAAAATTGAACTCGGATATGACGGTGACCTGTACACGGAATTTGAGGGGTATATTTCATTAATCGGCTGGGGTGTCCCGGTGACGATCCGGTGCGAGGATGAAATGTACAAACTAAAAAGAAAGACGGTATCCTATTCCGCAAAGAATGTCACGCTGAAGAAGCTGCTGGCAGATGTTGCCAAAGGTTATGAAGTGAAAACGAACTATGACGCGGAACTTGGAGCGGTACGGTATTCATCCAAAACGGTTGCGGAAATTTTTGACGACATACGGAAAAAGACTAACCTTCACTGCTATTTCATCGGTAAAGTCCTGTACTGCGGAAATGTCTATTCCGAAAAGATCAACACCGAAAAGGTGAAGATCGTACTGGAAAAAAACGCTGTCAGTCAGGACTTGAACGAAACGAACGGTGAGTTTCAGGTTAAGGTCGTCAGCATCGGTGCGGGCGGCAAGAAACTTGAAGCAAAAGTAGGGGTAGAAGGAAGTGAGGTTTATAACCTTACCTACAATGAGAAGGGAAAGTCTATCAAGGTCGAAGACTTGAAGAAGTTTGCAAAGGACTTTTATGAAAGCCTTAAAAAGCAGAAGTATCGTGGGGGTGTCGAACTGTTCGGAGTACCTGTCATCCATCACGGAATGACAATCGACCTTAAAAGTGAGGTGACACCGGAAATGAACGGATGCTATTATGTTGAGAAAGTGACAAAGGACTTCAGTGACGATGCGACGTACAGGCAAAAAATAGAATTGGGAGGGCGTGCGGAATGACAACGGACGAACAACTACGTGACGCATTTGAAAGACGGATAAACGGTGCAAAACAGGCGCAATTGCGCTGGGTAACAGTCGACACGGTTGATAAGGCTGGCAGGACAATGGACGTGACGGGAGTCGTTGACCAACTTGAATACTATAACGTCCAGTTGGGAATGGGTGCACTATGTATCTATCCGAAGCCGGGAACGATTTGTCTGGTTGGGATCATTGAGGGACAGGAGACCGATACCTTCCTGATCTCCGCTGACGAAGTGGACGAAATTGTGCTGAATGGCGGGACATTGGGCGGACTGGTAAAAGTCGGTGAATTGACGGAACGGCTGAACCTGATAGAAAAGGACATCAATTCGCTGAAACAGAAATTGTCCGGCTGGACGCCTGTTCCGAACGACGGGGGATCGGCTTTGAAAGCAGCATTGTCCGCCTATTTTACGGAGTCCCTGCAGGAAACACAAGTCAAGGATATTGAAAACGAAAGGGTGAAACAATGAAAGGACTATTACTTGATAAAGACGGTGATATCAGGATTATCCCGCGTACAGGGACGGACGGGAAACTGACCGGATTTGCGGTCAGTGACACCCTGATTCAAAATGCTGCAATAGTGCTGGAATTGAATCAGGGAGAACTGAAAGAAGACCCAGTTCTAGGGGCAAACCTGATTCGGTATATACGTTCAAAGGCTAATAAAACAGTCATTGAAAAACAAATGAAAGTCCACCTGAAACGGGCAGGCATTGACTATTCGGAACTGGTGGACAAAATAAATATTGAAATTACTAACGATTAAATTAACGAAAATGAAAGCAAGTAACGATTTGATTAAAAAGTTCGGAGTGGATAAAATCATTCACGGACTGATTGGGATGCTCATTTTAGCCGTGTGCGTGGTAGCATCAGTTTTCCTGTTTGGAGTGAGCTTCCTTAGCGTATTGGGCGGTATGGTCTTGGGGACTGTTTTCGCATGGCTGGCTGGTAAATGGAAAGAATCGAAAGACGATGATCCGGACACGGCAGACATCCGGGCGACGGTACGCGGGGCGTTGTTGGCAGATGCGGTCATATTACTGGTGTGGATAGTCTTCCGCCTGATTTTATAATATGTATCATGAAAAGACTACACGTACAGTTATGGATCGCAGTTTTCCTGTCCGTATCCGGAATGATCCTGCTGTTTTGCGGATTTTGGGTTGAACCTACGGGGCAGATTGACAACTCTGTTTTAGTCGCCTACGGCGAAGTTTCGACTTTTGCGGGCGCACTCTTCGGAGTTGATTACAGGTATAAATGCAAGTATAAGAAATACATTCAAGGAGAAGACGAAACAGAAAATAAGGAGGAAAAGAAAGATGAATAAACCTACATACATTATCATCCATTGTTCTGCAACACGCGAGGACAAGGATTTCACAGAGAAACAAATCAATGATTCACACGTAGCCCGTGGCTTCGGTAAATGGGGATACCACTATTATATCCGGAAAGACGGACGCGTCATCCCCATGCGTGCGGAAGATGAAATCGGGGCACATGATAACTTTATTGTTCCCGGTGAAAAAAACAGTTATAACCGTTGCTCGATTGGCATTTGCTATGAAGGCGGACTGGACAAGAACGGCAAGGCAAAGGATACCCGGACGGACGCACAGAAGAAAGCGATGCGCGATCTCGTTCAGGACATCTGCCATCGTCACGACATTATTGATATCCTCGGACATCGCGATACCAGCCCGGATAAAAACGGAAACGGCATCGTCGAAAAATGCGAGTGGATGAAAGAATGTCCCTGCTTCGACGTAAAGAGTGAATTTACCTCATTTTTACCACCTATAATCGTTCGACCGTAATGAAAAAGATTCTCGTTTTTTTACTCGCAATCGTGGTGCTGTCTGTCTGTTCCTGTCGTTCGTCCCGAATAGACACGACCGTTCATCAGACTAGCACCGAACAAAAACAGACCGAGCAAACGGACTCGTCCGTATATACGATGCAATCGGATGTAATCAAAAACATCGAGCAGGTGAAGGAAATGATGCAACAGCTTGAGTTTAACTGGCAGAAGACGAACTATTCGCCACCAGATAGCACGGGGAAACAATACCCGACTTCAACGGAGACAGCGACAGGAACGTCAACCAAGCAGGAGAAAGAAACATATAGCGAGCAGTTACAGGTGCAAATACAGGAGATTCAGGAAACCCTGCTGACATTGAAGGAACAACTGGAGAAACAGGAGAAGAATGATACAAAGGTCATTGAAGAGGTTGCTTACATTCCCCCGTGGATGAAGGCAATAACTGCAATATCATGCATCGTATTAGTTCTATATCTTTATAAAATTATAAAAATGTAATGAAAACAGTAGTACAAGCCGGACAAACCCTGCTGGATATAGCCGTGCAGGAATATGGTACAATCGAAGCGGCTTTCATGCTTGCCAAGACGAACAATATGGGCATAACAGATTCCCTGCAAGCCGGACAGGAAATCGAAATACCGGAGAAGGTGTATAACAGCGAACTGGCTGATTATTGCCAGCGGAACTCCGTTTGCCCGGCTACTTCTGAAACCGCATCGAATGCAATACGATTGAGAATTTTCACAGAACAATTTACCGAACAATTTAAGTAATGGCTAGAACAATCGCAGAAATAAAGAAAGAAATGACGGACGCCTATATGTCTAACAGCATCATCCGTGACATATACGGTATCACAGGTGATGCCGACTTTGATTCGGTCTTTTCTCCCGTATCAATAGAAAGTACCCTGTTCTACATTTTTGCGGCAACAGCGCACGTCATAGAGCAAATGTTTGACCAGTTCAAAACGGACGTTGAAGAACGGATTGACGCTAATATCATACCGACCGTGCGCTGGTATCATAGCAGTGCGCTGGCTTTCCAATATGGTGATCCGCTGGTTTATGATCCGGAAAAATACCAGTTCCGGTATTCCGCTATCGACGAAGCCAAACAGCTTGTCAAGTATGTGGCGGTCAAAGATCGCGGGGGAAGTATTCAGATACTCGTGTCCGGAGACGAAGGCGGGCTTCCATGTCCTTTGACCGGGGACGTTCTAACGGCATTTAAAAGCTATATGAATTCGATTAAGATTGCCGGGGTGATTCTCTCTATTCAATCAATGAAAGCAGACGACATCCGTATCAACGCCACCATAGAAGTCGACCCGATGGTTATCAATGCTTCCGGTGTCCGTCTGACGGATGGCAGTAAGCCAGTACTTGCCGCCATAAACGATTATCTGAAAGGCATCGAGTATGGCGGTAAATTCAATAAGACAAAACTTGTTGACGCGATACAGAAGGTTGAAGGAGTGCTGGATATCGAACTAGGGGAATGTGCCGCGAAAGCGTCATCCGCTACGGAATATAATGTAATTAAAAATAATAACTATACGGCTGTAGCCGGATGCTTCATCTTAAACAGCCTTGAAACTTCTCTGACTTATGTGGTATGATTTTGACATTATCAAATATGCGCAGTATGTGCTTCGTCCGTCACTGCGGAAAAGGAAGATATTTGCAATTATATCAATCTTTCTTCTCCCTTTAATCTTCATTTACACCCTGTTTAAAAGTTATCGTAAGCAGGCTATTGACAAATTGAACATCAACGGTCAAGTGATATATATTGAAAAAGTCCTGAACGACAGGTTTTTCTTAAAAAACCGGGAAATATATATCACCGATATTGCGGGAAAGGAATCCTACCTGTATCATCGCAGGGAAGAACAAATACCGTCTTATTTGCATAAACGGAGTGAAGGGGCAGAAATAAAATACATCCAGCAACGCGGTGAAGGAAACTATTCAGGAAATTACATGGTGAACATACCGTCGTTCCTGTCAGCGTATGAGGGTGAAATTAAAAATTTGATTGACTATTATAAACCAGCCGGACGAACCTACGTCCTTAAAATATACGAATATGAATAAACTGTTATTTAAAGAAGGCGGACAGCCGTTTTATTTGGATGATTTGGACTTTATGCAAAGCGCATTTGCAGACACTATAAAAGCGATAGTCAGCACATACGGCAATGTCATTCTTTCCGGATGTAATATACCGGTTCCTCCCGCTATTGCCGGACGCCCGGTAACATACAGCTGGGAGGAAGGTTATATAGCGATTAACGGAGAAGTTTACAGGGTAGAGGAAGGCAGTTTTGAAGGTGGCTTGAACGCTAACCTTTACTGGAAAGTGGTCAGTACAGAAGGTCAAAAAGAGATATATGAAAATACGTCCGAAAACAACGTATATCAGTACCGGAAAGTCGAGCTCACGGATACGGTTACCTCATCCGATATTTACGTGTTCGCTTCTTCGATAAAAAGCATGAACGATTACCTGATGATTTATGAAGAGACTGAAGTTCGTACAAAGGCAAGCAATGTTTCAGAGGATAGTTTATCTGTCTCTTTTAAGGTCTTTAAAAGCAATCAAGGCTTTGATATTGTAAAAATTAACTTTCGGGCTTTGAAAGCCATCTCCGGTAATTTGTCACCGTGGGTGTATTATGACTATTATGAAGCGGATCGTAAGCCCCAAGTAGTTGTAAGGAGTGACAACGCTTCCGCAATTCATACTTTCCAACTGGCTAACGGTTCAGCACTTATATATGACATATCCAAAGGGGAAGCCATAAAAGACTTTCCCGAAGGTTTCTCATATCAGGTTCAATTTTTAGTAAAGAAGTGA